AAGATATCTACCTTCTGCTGCAATAAAGAGCTTATCTGCTGCGGAGTACGCAGCTACAACTGCTGCGAAACGAAAAGGTAAGCAGCAAGGTAAACAGTTTGTAAGACAACCCCTCAAGATTGCTAAAAAAACAGCAAAGTATAGGACATAGATATGCCAGAAGTTGCAGGTAAAAAATACAAATATACTAAAGAAGGTATGAAAGAGGCAAAGGCTGCTGCTAAAAAAACAGGAACTATTATAAGACATAAGGGTTCTAAGTACCAAAAAAGAAAGTAATGATATGGCTATTCAACATGCAGGAGAAACCTTTAAAGGTTTACGGATACCTAAGAGTTCCCCTAAAGGTAAAAAGTCACACGCTGTATTGGTAGGCACAAAGGATAAACCAGAGATTATTAGGTTTGGTGAAAAGGGTGCTAAGACAAATCAATCAGCCAAGCAACGCAAAGCTTTCAAAGATAGACATAGAAAGAACATAGCCAAGGGGCCATCAAGCGCAGCTTATTGGGCCGACAAGGTCAAGTGGAAAGCATAAGGTAAACCAACATGGCAGGAACAACTAAACTAGATGCAGTCAACATAATGCTTTCTGCCATTGGCGAAGCACCAGTTAATAGTCTTTCCTCTGGCTTGATTGAAGCAGAAGTAGCAGAGACTATTTTAAACACAGTTGACAGAGAAGTACAGTCTATGGGCTGGCACTTTAATATAGAACTAAACAAAAGTTTTCCCCAAGATACTAATGGTGAGATAATTCTCCCTGCTAATATCCTAAGGGCAGACGCTACGTCTAAAGCAAACGCTCCTGATTTAGTGCAGCGTGGCTTAAAAATGTACGATAGAAAAAACCACACATTTAACATAGGTGTTGATGTAGCACTAGATGTTACATTACAGTTATCCTTTGAGGATGTACCTGAGGTAGCCAAAAGATTTATGGTGCTACGTTCTACTCGTATCTTCCAAGATCGTGTAGTAGGTGATAGTGCATTACATCAGTTCCATAAAGAAGATGAAAATAGAGCGTTAGTAGAATTAAAAGATTTTGATAAAGCTGCTGACGATCACAACATATTTGATAACTACGACACCTTTAGTATTATTGATAGGCAGGGACGGAGAACAATCTAATGGCACTCATCAGTCAATCAATCCCAAACCTTATTAACGGTGTATCACAACAGCCACCCTCATTACGCTTGAATACTCAAGCAGCATTACAAGAGAATGGACTGTCTAGCGTTGTATCAGGTTTATCTAAACGCCCTAGTACTCAGCACATAGCTGATCTTGGAGTTATATCAAACCTAGACAAAGCTTTTATTCACACTATTCGTAGGGATGAGAATGAATTTTATTCTATGGTGGTTGATACTGCTGGTACTATCAGAGTATTTGATAAGAACGGAGTAGCTAAGACTGTAACAAATAATGCCGCTTCTTATTTATCTGGACTAACTAATCCTAATGAAGAATTATCAGCAGTCTCTATTGCAGATGCTACATTCATAATTAACAAGAATACCACAGTAGCAAAAGCAGCTACAGTATCTCCAACAAGAAACCCTGAAGCTTTGGTGTACGTAAAGAACGCTGATTATGCTTCTACGTACAGACTAAAGCTAACCAAAGGTGGAAGTACTAGCACAGTAGAGTTTGCTACTAAATCTAGCACACAAGGTAACTCTACAGCAACACAAGCGGCAGAGCGTGGTGCGTCAACAGACTTAATTGCTACAAACTTAAATACTTTTACTGGGACTGTTGTTAATACTACTTACTATGAGGGTATTACTAACGCATCAGCAGTATCAGGTTTAACATTGACAAGATATGGCTCTGTTATACATATTCAGTCTACCAATACTACAGACTTTGTAGTAGAGGTGGGTGATTCTCATGGTAACGCACACCTCAAGGTATTCAAAGATGAAGCACCTGATTTTAAACAGTTACCCACTGAGGGGCCAGACAATTTTGTAATAAAGGTGTCTGGTGATAATCAAAAAGCACAAGATGACTTTTATGTTAAATTCACAAATGGAGTATGGAAAGAAACGGTAGCCTCTAACATAGAGATTTCTTTGAATCCTGCTACTCTACCACATAAACTATCTAAACTTTCTAATGGAAATTTCCAATTTGATCCTGCATCGTTTGCTAATAGATTGGTAGGGGATGATGATACAAACCCCTTTCCAAGCTTTGTTGGATTTAAATTATCCGATATCTTTTTCCATAAAAATAGGCTTGGGGTATTAGCAGATGAAAATGTAATCTTTTCAACGGCTGGAGAGTTTTTAAACTTTGACTTCTTTCGTAAGTCCACACTAACTATAATTGATAGTGACCCCATTGATGTGGCTGTGTCCTCAAATAAAGTTAGTATCCTAAAACATGCGGTCCCTTTTAACGAATCACTATTATTGTTCTCTGATCTTACCCAGTTCAAAGTTACAGGTGATCCTGTTCTTACACCTGAGACTGTCAACGTAGCTAACACTACAGAGTTTGAAACCAGCCTAAGAGCTAAACCAGCACAAGCAGGTAAGTACGTTTACTTTGCCTCTAAACGAGGTGCTTGGTCTGGTATGTGGGAATACTTTGTAGATACAGATACAGACGTAAATGACGCAAATGAAATATCATCACATATACCAGAGTATCTAAATGGTGAAGTTATAAATATGCAAGCCTCATCTAATGAGGATATGATATTGGTACAAACAGATAATGACCCCACAGCTATTTATGTATATAGATACTATTGGTCAGGTAGGGAAAAGCTACAGGCTTCTTGGTCACGTTGGGTCTTTGGTGGTGATGTTATTGGTATGTCATTTAATCGTGCTGATGTGTACATCTTAATAAAAAGAGGTAATAACCTTTTCTTGGAAAGAATAAATCTATCCATTGATGAAGCTACAGTATACACAAACGGTAACTTTTCTATTCACTTGGATAGAAGAGTTCAGTTAGAAACAGGTGGTACTACTACTATACCTTACACAGATAGCAATGCAATATATATTGATAAAACAGGTAAAGTAATTACAGTAAATCAGGTAGCAGCAAAACTAGCTAACTCTGAAAAAGTATATGTGGGTGTTCCATTTACGTTTAAGTATGAGTTTTCTGAACCAGTTATTAAAGAAGATAATAAAGCAGTAACCACAGGTGCTTTGCAGTTAAGAAACTATGCTATTGTGTATAACAAAACAGGCTTCTTTAAGATTGTACTAAAGCCCCTAAAGCGTCAAACATACACACGTACCTTTACAGGCCGTGTTGTAGGTAGTGGTGCTAACATACTTAACGTAGCTGCTATTGAATCAGGTACATATAGTTTTGGTGTACTAGGTAAAGCTACCGACATATCCATAACTATAGAGAGTGATAGTCACTTGCCTTGTATATTCCAATCAGCAGAATGGGAAGGTTATTTCCATTTGCGTTCTAGGAGAATGTAATGAAAGTCCATGTGAGAGCTAGTACTCAGGCTGATGTAGACCATCTGGCAACCAATCTAAGACCAGAGGATACAGAAGAAGTACTGGCCTCACACGGTAGTGTTAAGGAAGCTTTACAACAGGGACTAGATGAATCAGATGAATGTTGGACTATTGTTGTAACGGATACAGATGAGATAGCAGGTATCTACGGAGTAGTAGCTGCATCTGATTTTATGGGTGTACCTTGGCTTCTTACAGCACCCCCTATAACTAAAGTCTGGCTACCCTTTCTTAGAGGTTCTCTCAAATGGGTAAAAGAAACAAATAATAAATATCCCATCCTAACTAATGCCTGTGATGCTGATTATAGTGTAGCTATTAACTGGTTAAAGTTTGTAGGATTTACGTTTATTCAAAGGCATGAAACTTGGGGTGTAGGAAACAAACCCTTTTTAGAATTTGTGAGGATACAAGATGTGTGATCCAGTAACTATGGCTGTGTTAACAGTTGCTAGTGGGGTAGCTGAATACCAACAAGGTGTAGCAAAAGCACAGTCAGATCAAGCTAGATTTGACCGTAATCGCTTGGCTGCTAACGATGCAAGAGATTTAAAAGTACAAACCCTAAATCAAAGGGCAACACAAGAAGCAGAAGCAGCCTCAGAAGAAAAACTAGCTTTAGGTATCAAAGCCCTAGAGAGTGAAGGTGCAGCAAAAGTAGCCACAGGTGAAGCTGGTGTTAGTGGTTCTACAATAGACTTATTACTACAGGACTACACAGCACAAAAACTACGTGGTGTAACAACAATTAATAGAAACCTTGAAAACGTAGAGAAACAAATTGAGCTTG